GGTACTTCCGGAATTGATGGAACAAGTGGAACTTCAGGAATAGATGGAACATCAGGTACTTCCGGTACAAGTGGAACTTCAGGTACTTCCGGTACAAGTGGTACTTCAGGTATAGATGGAACATCAGGTACTTCAGGTATAGATGGTACAAGTGGCACATCAGGTATAGACGGAACAAGTGGAACTTCGGGTACTTCAGGTATAGACGGAACAAGTGGAACTTCGGGTATAGATGGTACAAGTGGTACATCAGGTACATCAGGAACTTCAGGTACTTCAGGAATAGGATTTGATACAGTTTTTACACCAGCTACTAATAGAATATTAACAGCATGCGATACATCAACAAATACAGCATGTGCCAAAGCTGATTTAACATTTAACCCAACAACTTGTGCATTACAATTTCAAGCTAAAAGTGGTATTCAAAGTAATGGAGCAAGTTTATTAATAGGAGATTTAACAGATGATAATGGTATTATTGATGTCATATCAGGTGGAGCTACAACTGCAACCGCTGATGCACATTTAAGAGTTAATGGTACTACTTTGGGTGGTATAATAGAATCTAAAATATGTAATAATAGCGTTGGATTTCAAGGATTAAATAATAAAATATCAACCTTTGGTGAGGACCATATAATGGCAGTTAATTCTTGTCATAGTACTATTGCTGGAGGTAAAGGTAATATAATTAAATTTGGTTCTAATAGTTCTTCTGGAGCCGGAGCTACTGGTTCTTTTATTGGAGGTGGATTTACTAATATTATTACAGGATCTCTTAATAGCTTTAATTCTATAGTAGGTGGTAGAGAAAATATAATTTCTTCTTCTTGTGGTGGTTTCATTGGTGGTGGTTTTGGTAATCAACTAGAAGGTGCAAATTTCTCATTTGTGGGAATAGGTAGTACTAAAGGTGGAGGAGTATTTAAATCAGGTTGCTCGGCTATAGTTAATTCTGCTGGAGCATCAGCAATTTGTAATTCAAATTTTAGCTTTATAGGAGGTGGTAATGATTTAGAAGTTTTAGCATCAAGTACAACTAATATAGTAGGAGGACAAGATCATTGTATAATATCACAATCATATAGTTCTATAGTAGGAGGCTTTTGTAATCAAATTAGATCCACATTAGCTGAAGGTATAACTTGTAATAATTTTATAGGAGGAGGTCGTTGCAATACTATTAATACATCCTGTAATTCAAGTATTTTAGGAGGTATTTGTAATACAGTTGAAGATTTTTCGAATAGTCATATTATAGGTAGTAGCATTTCAGCAGGTCAATCCAACACTACTTACATGAATAATACTATTATAACAGGTTCATTAACAGTAGGGAAACAAGATATTTCTTTAAGTTCAACAGTAGGTAGAATTGATGCAACAAATGATGTTGTAGCATTTTCAACATCAGATAGAAGATTAAAAGAAAATATCCAACCAATTAATGGTGCTTTATGTAAAGTAATTGGTGTAAGTGGTAATACATTTGATTGGAAAGAATTAAACCAAGAAGAAATAAAAACTATACATGGTAATACAGGTAAAGATGTAGGTGTAATAGCCCAAGAAATTGAAGAAATACTACCAGAAGCTGTTACTACAAGAGATAATGGATATAAGGCCGTTAATTATGAAAAAATTGTTCCACTACTAATTGAGGCAATTAAGGAACAACAAAAACAAATCGACGAACTTAAATCTAAAGTATAATGGCATTACCAACTACAGGACCTTTAAGTATAAATGATATTAGGGTTGAATTAGGGGCATCAGCCACTAATCAATCTTTAGGTACCTTTAGTGATACTGCAGGATTTGCAGCACCCGATGCTATATCAGATTTTTATGGTTATTCAAATGTTACTACAAGAAATTACTATTATAATCCTAATTTTACTCCTTATATTAAACCAGGACAAGTTTGTGGTGTGAGTACTAATGACTTAGGATCAATTGAAAAAGGTTCAGGAAATACCTCTCTATCACCAGAAGTAGGTGATACTTTTAAAGATAGTAGTGGAACTATAATTAGTACTGGAACTAGATATCTTGCTACTAATGCATCATCTGCGCAATTTTTCCCAAATTTAGCTGTTCAAACTAATGGTTTTGGAGTTATTACTTCTGTAACTGCATGTACTTAATAAAATAAACATTAAAAAATATGAAATTTATAGATAATAATTTACCAGATTATACAAGTCCTAAACTTGAAATAAATAAAGATGAAAATGGTCATACACTAATGACATACAAAGATACTAATCATTCTTTAGTAAATCTTTCAAATTACTCTGAAATATTTTTAGGGGATTGTGAAAATTGTAAATGGTGGAGGGATAATTTTAATAATTTTAATTGGGAAATATGTGATTCTGTATTAGTAGTAGGATTAGGGATGGGTTTATTCCCACTTTCTTTATATGAAGAAAAAAATTGTAGTAAAGTTGACGTATTAGAAATATCTCAAGAAATAATTGATTACACTAATTCCCATGGACAATTAAATGAAAATATAAATTTAATTCAAGGGGATGTTTATTCGTATACTACTACTGAATTATATGATTTAATTATTATAGATACAATATGGTTACCAAATGAAATGACTGAAGATCAATGGCAATCCTTAGTAACAAAATTTACTAATAATGTAAACCCCGGAGGTGTAATATATGCACCAGTCTACCAAAAGTGGGTAGTAATTTAAAATTAAAATTATGAGTTGGACCTATAAACAGCATGAAATAGGAGATATTACTCAATTCCCAGAAAATACATTTGGCTTTGTTTATATAACAACACATAAACCTTCGGGTAAGTCATATATTGGGAAGAAAGTATTATTTCATAACCAAAAGAAAAAATTAGGTAAAAAAGAATTAGCTGCCTTAACAGGGGTAGTTGGTAGAAGACCTTCATATAAATTAGTAGTTAAAGAATCAGATTGGCTTAAATATTATGGATCACAATCAGATATTAAACAATTATTATTAGAAGGTAAAAAAGATGAATTTGAACGTACCATATTAAAAATGTGTCCTAGTAAAAAATCATTAACATATTTTGAAATAAAATATCAAATGATATATCAAGTATTAGAAAAACCAGATGAATTTTTTAATGACAATATTTTAGGTAAATTCTTTACAAAAGATTTAAATGAAATTGAATTTGAGGATTTCGTGGTTGATAAAATATAGTTTCGTATATTACCATATATGGTAAACCAATTATTAGTTACATTAGTAAATTCAGTATTAGGTTCGGGCAAGGCTACTGCTCGAAATAACTATGCTTACCATTGCCCTTTATGTAATCACCATAAACCTAAATTAGAAGTAAATTTAACTGAAAATCGTGAAGGTAAAAATCCTTGGCATTGTTGGGCATGTGATGCTAGAGGAACTACAGTATATAATTTATTTAAACAGGTTAAAGCAGCAGCAGATAAATTTGTAGAATTAGGGAGTTTAGTTAAATCTTCAAAATCAATTAGGGAAACTCAAGTTGTATCTAGTGTTGTATTACCATCCGAGTTTATTAGCCTGGATAACGTTGACTTAAGCGATATAATGGCTAGACACGCTACTGCGTATCTAAATAATAGACACGTGAGTAAATACGATATTATAAAGTATAACATAGGTTACTGTAAAGCAGGTTTATATAAAAATATGATTATAATTCCAACATATGATGTAGACGGTAGACTAAATTATTTTACTGCTCGTTCATTTGAAAAAGAACCATATGTTAAATATAGAAACCCATCAGCAAGTAGAGATGTAATACCCAATGAACATTTAATAAACTGGAATGTGCCCGTTATTTTATGTGAAGGGTTGTTTGATGCTATGGCTATAAAAAGAAACGCAATCCCTTTATTAGGGAAAAATATACAAAGTAACTTAATGAAAAAGATAGTTACTTCTGTAGTAGATAAAATTTACATTGCATTAGATAGGGATGCAATTAAACAAGCTTTAAAATTCTGTGAAAGATTAATGGCAGAAGGTAAAGAAGTCTATCTTGTAGATATGCAAGATAAGGATCCGAGTGAAATGGGTTTCGAAAATTTCACTAAACTTATACAAACAACGTTACCATTAACCTACTATGATTTAATGGAACAAAAACTAGCTATATGATCAAAAAATCATACAAAAGACTACTAGAAATATCAGATGATTACCAACAAGTTACAATGCCTGATTCAAGGTATTATAGACGAAATGGTAAATATTACCCATCAGTAACCCATGTTTTAAGCTCTTATCCAAAAGGTAAATATTTTGAAGACTGGCTTAAAAAAGTAGGATATAGTGCTGAATGGATTGTTAAAAAAGCAGCTGAAGAAGGAACATTAGTACATGAAATGATTGAAGACTGGTTAAACGGTGAAGAAATTACATTTTTATACAAAGATGGCAATCCTAAAATGCCTGCTCATGTATGGCAAATGTTCCTCAGATTTGTGGATTTTTGGGAAACTTATAACCCAACACTAATAGAAGCAGAAGTACATTTATTCTCAGATAAAATTGAGGTAGCAGGTACTTGTGATTTAGTATGTGAAATTGAAATAGAAGGTAAAATGGAACGTTGGATAATAGATTTTAAAACATCAAACCATCTACAAACTACCTATGATTTACAAGGGGCTATATATGCCCAATGTTATGAAGAATGTTTTGGAAAAGATATTGATCGAGTAGCAGTATTATGGTTAAAATCTAAATCACGAGGACCAGATAAAAATGGTAAAAGAATAAAAGGTAAAAATTGGGAAATATATGAATCACCTCGTACACAGGAACAAAACATAGAAATATTTAATCATGTTAAAGCATTATTTGATATTGAAAACCCAAAACCAACTCCTTACACATCAACCTTTCAAACAACTTCTAAGAGAGATGCATAATAATATTTTTTTACATATTTATAATAAAATTTAACAATAATAAATAATTATGGCCTTATATTCTAGTGCACAAAACCCAGGAGAGTGGCAATCTTTTATCAAAAGAAATGATATTAGAAATTTATCTCTTCAAGAACAAAAGAAAAAATACTTAACTGAACAATTACAATATGATGATTTTGTTTCACAACAGTTAATTTCAAGACAGTTAGCTTTTAATTCTTTATCTGCTATGAATAATGTTAAAGGAGATATTGAAAATAAAATAATAAATGCTGTATTTAATGCAACCCCAGCTTTATCCTCTATTGTACAAAATACTACTTTTATTGATATTGTATTCCAAAAAGCAGTATTAGTAGATGATAAAGGTGGTGTACCAACAATTAGTGTTACTAATGGAAAACAAGGTGGTGGATCAGTTTCTCCAGTAGTTTATACTTATGTAAATAATAATAGCCAATCTAAATTAGTAAGATTTTCTCACACTCACCCTGCAACAGCAACTAATGATGGAGGAATTGCAGCCCATGTAATTGCAGTAGGAGCTAATTTAGCAGGTTCAGCATCAGGAACAATTTCAGGAGGAGCAGCATCAACTTATAATGGAGTTCCATTTACAGGTGTAGCAGGTGTTTCTGATATAGTTGCAAATTGTATTTTAGATGGAGGAGGAGTATTATCTGAAATTTCATTTGTATCACAAGTAACAGCAGCTTATGCTTTTAAACCAGGAGATCAATTAACAATTGATGCCGCTGCTTTAGGAAGTGGAGGTACAGGTACTATTACAATAACAATAGCAACAGGAGATTTAACTGGAGATATTTTAACAATGGTAGGATCTACGATTGCTGAAAATGGAGGAGAAATTTATAGTGCAGCTAATAGCCCAGAAGTTCAATTAAACTTATCTTATACTTCAACTTCAACCAAAACTGCAGTAGCGACAACATCAGCTTAAGAATAAATTAAAATAAATAAAAGACAATGCGCGTCCCATTTGGAGACGCGCATTATTTTTCGTATATTTACAGGGTAAATGAGGCGCAAAGCCAATAGAACACAAATTAAAATTAAGGTTATATGATGAGTCCAGAAAGTCTTTACATTGCAGAACAGGAATATTTTAGGTTTGAAGAGATTATGAATACAAAAGAAGTTATCTCAAAAGAGGAGTATGATTTTTGTTTTGCATATGACAAAGATATT